GATTAACTCCGCTTATGATCCTGAGAGCCCGAATAACAGTGTAAACGTGATTCAAACCCGGAATCTTACGGTGCAGATTTCGCCGTTCTTGACGGATACGAATGCTTTTACACTGGTTGCCGATCCACCGCATGAGAACTCTGGTATTATCGCGTTCTTGCGGCGTAAGGTGACGTTCGCTCAGGATGGTAACTTTGAGACAGGTGACGCTCTTTTCAAAGTGACCTTCCGGTTCAGTGTTGAGTGCAATAAGCCGATTAATTTGTACCATTCGGCAGGAACGTAATATGCCTTGTAGAAAGGGTAAAAAGCGTCGGAAATAGGTGATTGTGGGCCAAAAGCCCCGTGTTGGGGGAGGGGGTAAAACCCCTCCTCCTACACTACCAAAAGGAGATGTAAATGGCTAAAACGAGATTTCCCTATGGGAGCGCCTATGGGTATCGGAACCAATATAATGTTCCAGCCAAAGGTTCTCAAGCGGGGATGGCAGGCATGGGAACTGCCGGTGTTATCACGACTACGAATCCCGATCTGAGTGTTGGAGACATTTTTTATACCAACACGGGTAGTGCTCTCAATATTGACAGGATTGATCACAAACTAGAAGGTGGAATTCATGGGTGTGAGCATGGACGGATTGTCCGTATCATGTTCTTGGACAACTCTTCGAAACTCATCTATGGCCATAACATTGTTCTTGCTGGTTCTGGTGATTTCGGGTATAAGGCCAATTCTTACATTGACCTTATGCATGTGAACTCCACATGGTATGAGATCAATCGCTCCCAACCTGGAAGTGATTTCAGGAATACGAACATGGCTGGTACGACCAACCAGTCGGCCAATGCTGAGGGTGTTTCTACCATTATTATCACTGGTACTGCGGCTGCACTGACTGTTCAATCTCTGAGCGGTGGTTATATTGGTCAGAAGGTGAGCGTGATTCTTGCTTCGACAAATGGTATTAGCTATACAGTGAATACGACAGGAAACTTGGATATTATCGGGACAAATGCCCTTGTCATTTCAAATGGAGGTGCGGCTCTCGAATTCCTGAAGTATTCTGCGACAACTTGGGTTTATCTAGGAGGGCTTCGTTCGTAGGTGTCTGAGAGACAGCGCAGGCGTAGTTTAAGGTTTCTGAAAGAGACTTCCGACCGCTCCGGTTTCGACAACTGGGAGCGTAATCGTGAGGGTACTTTTAAGAAAGTCTGGCAGTCTATCAAACAGGGTGGGTTGAAGTTGGAACCTAGTGAGTTTGATATGCCGCCCCCTTCAAAGAAATCTTTGGGGGGGGCGGACATATCGGGTGAACCAAGAGCAAACTGGGATGATACGGACGTTCCTTCTGGTTGTTCCATAACGGTTCAATATCTTGCGGTAGACAGTCAAGTAACCCAGTCTCTGAATGATGGAGAGGTTGCCTATATTACAGGTTCGAATGGAAATGTTACGCTTACTTCTGATCCTCAGTTTGTTGCAGGTGCGTCTAACCAGATTATGACTGTGATTGGAGTTGGGTCGAATGTTGTACTTACTTCCGGCAATGGGTTGGCACTCAGAACTTCTACTTTCCTCATGGATTCTGGTGCAATTTTGAATGTGCTATATGACAAGGAAAACACTCAGTGGGTGGAACTCTCCCGTTCTCACATGACTCGTTCTTACGGAGGATTTTAGATGGCGAATAGACTTGTTTCAAACTTTATTCTTATTGATTCTGGGCCTGGGAACAACCCCTGGTATACCAATGGAACCGTGCCTGCGAAGCTTCCTGGAGAGTGGATGGTTAATGCCATCCGCTTTGTGGTAACAAATACATCTGCGGCTTCTGCACTTGTTCTTTCTAGTGCTGATACAACTAATAAGTTGGTTGTTATGGACATGGCTAATACCTTAATTCACTTTGCCCAGCCACAATCGTTTCCACAGGCATTTAAGGTTCCTACATTGACGAATGGAGAAGCGATACTCTATCTGGCATGATCTATTTTCACAAGACAAGTCTAACTGCTTCGGCTGGTTCTACAAGGACGCTTACACTCGATGTCCACCCAGGTTTGTGTCGGCAGTTTCTAGTAGAGTCTACTGGTGCATCAACTGTCTTCAGGGCCAATCTTGTGGATAAAGATGGTTATACTATTATGAACTACGGTTTTCACACTAACCAGATAAATGATGTTTCATTCTTTCCGATGGATGGAAGGTACACGGTAAATATCACAAACGCCTCGGCTGATGATCTTTTCAATGTCGTGGTAGGGGTTGAGGAAGTTAGATGAACTTCTGGCCCTTTTGTAAATGGACTTCTTCTTGGCATGATGGTTTCAAGGCGGGATATTTGGAGGCATGGCGTGAGATGAGCCCTATAATTACTGATGGAATCCAAGCGGGTCGCCGAGTTCTTGAAGAAGTCGCCATTGAACAAACCATGAAAAGGTTGTCGAAAAATGGCCGTGATAAGAAGGCGATCTGGCCTTTCTCTTGGTTCTGTCGCCACAACTAAACTCCTTTCAATAACCTCTTCTGAGACTCTTTATCAGATAGAATCTGGTAATGTAGCACTCGAAGTATCTAACCTTGGTTCGTTCAATGTCTACTATGGTCAGTCCAATGTTGGGGTGAACTCCGGGTCTCTTCTTCTTCCGGCTGTTGGTTGGAGGATGTGGGATTCCGTGACTGATGATTTCCAACTTTTCTTCCGTGCTACAAGTGGAGGAGTAACCTCCATGATCTCGGTGCTTGAATATGCTGGAAACTAGAATCCGGACCGCTGGTGGAGGAGCAACTCTTATTGGAGGAGGGGTAATAGGCGGTATTGCCAACTGCGTTCTTTTTCTTGATACTAATGGCAATCTTTCGGTTGACCCTCTTTTCACGTTTGATGGTTCAAACCTTTTAACAGTTCAGGGAATTACAGATCAAGCGGCTACTGAAATCTTGAGGTTGGCTGGTGCAAGTCGGGCTACTCCTGCTTCAAATGACAATGTTTATCAAACATTTTTTCTTGATAAGTCAGATGGAACCTCTGTTGAGGTTGGAAGACTGAAATACTTTTGGAATAATATTTTTGGGCCGAACTCAACCTTTCAAATCTGGACTGCTACAAGTGGAATCTCTGCTTTAACAATGAGTCTGACTAATACGGCCCAGATGACTTTAGCGGGTCAGAATCCATCTATCATTTGTGATGCTTCCAACACTGCTACGATTCAGGTTGATAGGGGTGCTGCGAGCACTTACTACAGTGCTCAGATCACGTTCCTTAATGCTGGGTCAACCAAGTGGAATATTGGTCTCCAATCTTGGGGAGTATCTGATAGTAACAATGACCTTTACATTGATGATGGTTCAAACAAGTTCTTTCGTTTTGTCGATAATGGCACAACCGCTGACTTCTATGTGAATTTGGATAACGAGTCAATCATCTTTGGTGCCGGAGCAGATGCGAAGGTCTACTATGATGGGGCAAATCTTAATATCAATCCGAAGGCAGTTGGTACTGGCTACCTTGATATTTTAGGTCAAACCAATGCCGACAACTTCGTTTCTGATATTGCCATTGGAACTCAACCCTATGCATGTACTTCGACTACTCTAAATACTAATCTCAACGCTGATCTTTGGGATGGTTACCAGTTCGCTGATTATCTGGATCAGGCGGTCAAGACGACTTCTGCGCCTCAATTTGCAACAGGCACGGTTGTGGGTAACTTGACTCTTGCTGATGGTTCTATCACGGACTCCGGTGGTGCCATCTCATTTGGAAATGAGAATCTAACTACTACTGGCACTTTGGCGGTAGGCAATGCCGCTGATGTAGTTAATTTAACTCTCAACGGTAAGGCATCCCAAACAGCCAGTTATCTAAAAGTTATTGACAGCGGAAGTAATACTTTATTTGAGGTTGACGATGAAGGCCGAATTGGTGTCCGATGTACCGCTGACTCTAGATATGCTTTTATATCTGATGTTACAGAGACATTAGGTGATGTAGCTATGACGGATTTTCGTTTTGTCCACTTTATTACATGTAATACAAACAATAGTCGTGCTCATGTGGGTATGGCGTTTGTTCAGGACTACAGTGGTAGTGCAAATTTTACAAGAACTGGTGGAGGAGGTGGTTCTGAGGGTATTGTACTCACTCAACGTTTTAATGGTACTGGAACAATTTCTGAAGCAACTGGGTTTCAACTTTCTTGCTTTACATCTTCTTCTCAGGTTATCACAGAGTATAAGTATATGACCTTTGGTGGAACCAGCAATGATGATACTTCATCTATTGGCACGGTCTATGGAATCAACCTTTTGACTATGAAGGCAAGTGGGGTCACAACCGCCTACGGCATCCGTTCCTATGATGGAATCTATCTATTCAATGATTCAGGTACTGATTACTCTGACTTTATCATTGAAGGAGACACTGATACTGCTCTTTTCTACTCTGATGCATCAGCAGATCGGGTGGGAATTGGAGAATCAGTTCCTGATTATAAACTTGATGTGAATGGTAGTTTCGGGTGCACTCCGGGCCGGTCCGTGACTCCAGCTGACAATGGAGATGTAGTTTTCGAGGCAACCACCGATGAGTCTATTACTCTGAAATTAAAAGGAACTGATGGGACAATACGTACAGTTGTTCTGTCTTTAACATAGGAGGAAGTTGCATGGCTATCAATACTACAATTAAGTTAAAAGACGAACCAAGAATCATAGAAGCGTTTAAGTCTCTTTATCCTGTGCCCACAGATCAGGATGCTCAGGGGAACCGTACTCCTCGGTTCTCAGATGATGAATGGGTGAGAGAGTGCCTTCGTCTTTTTGTGATTCAGCAGGTTGCCCGCTATGAGCAGATGAAAGCTCAACAGGCAATCCGCTTTCAACCAGATATGACATTGGCAGAGTAGAAAACATGTCTGATAATGGTCGCTGGCAATTTGCATTTTGGATCATTACGGTTTTAAGTGGTACATGGCTTGTTGGGTTGACTTATGGGGCCATTGACATTGATAAAACTCGTGCAAGGGAGGACATAAGGATCGAAAAGGAAATTAGGGAGTTTTTCATATCTAATAATATTGATCACCAAGAGATTAAGTGTGATCTAGCCGCAATCAAAACCAGATTGGGAATAGATAGGAGATAAACATGGAAACTCTGCTTCTTTGTGCTGTGTGTTTCGTTCTGGGTGGCCTTTTCTGGCCGTGGGTTATTAGCCAACTTCAGAAGTTCTTCAAGAAGAATGACTGAGATGGAGCAATGGTCTTGGAGTAAGTTCTTCTCTGGGTTTGTAGATGGTAGAAATACGGCGAAGTCGGTGGTTTTGACTTTTCATCAAATTCTTTTGATTCTTCTTATAACTCTATCTGTGTTTGGTGTAGCCTATCTAAAGAACAGGTTTTTTCCCAAACAGGTTCCTCAAGTTCAGACTATTCAGACTGATGGAGGGTCGGTTGACAACTCTACTACCAAACAACAGAATACTTGGCAACTTCTAGGAATCCACTTTGGGGGAACGGATAACAAATGAGCAAAAATATAAGTGGGATTCCGTTTACTGAGATAGTTGAACGTGTAGTCCAGTTGGCACGTCTTCGAGAAGATGTGAAGGACAAGGTACGTGGTATTGTCAATGATGTCTACGTGAGAGATATAACCCGCAAGGAGGATTGGAACTTTCTATTGTCTAAAAGTTATCTGTCATTGGATGCCGCTTATAATACTGGGACAGTCTCTGCTTCTACTGGTGGAACCGATGTAACTTTCTCTGGGGCAACTATTGCTTCTACTCCTGGGCATAGGCGTTTGAAAATTGACAACAATAATTACATCTATGATTTTACCTATGTGAGCTCTACGAATGGAACCATTAGCCCCGCATTGGTAGGAGATGTGGATGCTTCTGGAATGTCTTACTGGTTATACCGATCTATTTACCCGCTTGCTTCTGATTTCGAGAAGTTTCCCAAGAATGGTGGCCTTCACCAGTATTTCAATGGACGCAAGAAGATTATTCCAGAGAAGGGCTATGACTATTATACCAATGAGTTTTCTGGTACTCCTGCAGACAATTTCAACTATTGCAAGATTCTGGGAACAAACTCTGCTGGTCACTATGAAGTAGAACTGATTCCTCCCCCTAAGACTCAAGGGTCATTGGAATATGACTACTTTCGGAAGTTGAAACCAATGAAGGAATCTACTGCTGGAACCATCACGGTAACCTCTGCTTCTACGACCGTTGTTGGATCAGGAACCAAGTTTCAGGATATGAACACTGGAGACTATATCAGGGTTGATGCGTTGGGCGAAGGTGCTGATTCTGAATGGTATAGGATTGCATCCATTACAAGCAATACTGATATGACCCTTCAAATGGTTTTTGGCTCTTCATCGGTCTCTTCTGCCGCTTGTACTATTAGCTCTGTTCCTGACATGCCGGACATGCTTCATCCAGCAATCCTTTATGGTGCTATTACGATGGTATCGGCAGACCAGAATGACCCGATGGTGGTTGGCTACAAGAGTGAGTATGCAAGTGTTCTATCGGATGGCAAGCGAATCTATAAGTCACGTCTTTACCGTGAGGACGTAGCTACCATTGCAGAAGAGTTCCATTACAGGAGATAACTATGCTCCAAAAGAAAGACCCAATAGTTATATCAGAGTTTAACAAGGGTCTATATACCAAGGGTAATATCCTCATTGAGAAAA